TCTTACTATATACTTTACCATAAGCCATTGCATAGGCATCTACATCAACACCACAGCCTACATTCATACCAAATATCATATCTCTATCCGAAGCTGAGTACATTACTCCTCCAAATGAGTGGATATGACCTATAACGGTAGACTGACGATTATCTCTTGCTCTGTTAACTGCTCCCATCTGACCACTACTTCCTGTACCGTGTTGATACAAGACATTATCGATTTCGTGTACGTGTTTCCAAGTCCATCCATCGGGATAACCTAACATCTCGTTATACGTCTTAAACATAGACTTTGGTAAGCCTGCTGTTTGTAACTTGCGATGCGGTAAAGCTGAGTGATTTCCTATACATCCACTAACTTCAGGGAATGCTTTCCACCACTTTTCGTGTTCCGCTCTTGCTAAATCTAATTCACTACCTGCTGAATGCCCATCAGGGTCTGATTCGTGATAGCTTATAGCGTGAAAGTCCGTATCATCACCAATATCTACTATTTCATTCACTTGGAACTTATTAAATACCTCGTAAACAAACTTAAAATAATCGGGATGGGTAAATGGTGCGTGGCGGTCGCCAATGATTCCTACGACATTTGAGTTTCTAAAACTCTTAACTAAATCGTATTCACCAGAATTTAATCTTGGTCTGTACATATTGCTTAAGTTTTGATTTTAACACTAAGGTAACTACTATAATGCTAATAATCAAGAAAATAAAGAAATCACTATAATTAAAATTTCCTTTGGCGACAACCGATTTGCCTTTTTGTTTAATAAACACGTTTCTATATTCTATTTTTTTCTCGTAAATCTTGATTGGAATGGCTTTCTCGGCAGTTATTGATGCTATGGAATAAATACCACCTTTGTATAATATACGAACACTCCCCCCATTTTTTGTTGATAAATATAATGTTGTATCACGCTTAGGTTGTACAAAAGAGTATTTAATAGTATCAGATTTGATAGTAACAATAGTATCTACGATACGCTCTGTAACAATCTTTGTTCTGTCTATATATAGACTATCTATTCTTGTTACTGTTCTTGTTTTGAATATACCACAAGAGGAAAGTAATAATAGCAAAAACCATAAACTACTTCTTATCGCCATCTTTTGCTTGTAATAAACCTATTCCAATACCAATGGTAACACTTGCGTCTGTCCAAGTAGCCTTAGCAGTAATACCTGTAAACATACCACCAATAATTAATCCCCAACCAATAGAGCTTGTTTTCCAACTCTTGCCCAATAATTTATACATTAACTTTTCTATCATTTTCCTTGCCCTCTATATTTCTTTTTATATAATTTAGATTGTTTAATTTTAGATGCACCTTTTTTAGAATGACGACCCGGTCTTTTTCTCTTAGGCTTTTTCTTAAATAATTTAATATCTGCTACTTTTGCCCTAGCCATTTTATTTCTTTATATATAATTGATATTCTCGTTTTCTTCTATTTAATAAGATTGGTTTTCCTCCCGCATTCTTCCACATCTCAAAGGCAGCACCTATTGTAGGGTCATTCGGATTAGCATTAACTTTCTTTAATAAGGTAGACTTTTTAAACGCACCTGTTCCTATGTTAAAAGCAAGGCTAACTAATGAGTCAAACTGATTTTGATTGATGTCATCTCTTGTTGAAGAATATACAGCAAGCTCATAAGTCTTTAATACATTCTTAAATAGTTGCAATGCTCTAAACTCGGTAATAGCAGGGTCAGTCATCTTAACCTTTCTCCCATCCTCATAGTAAGTAGAGCCAATACCAATAGTAGGTACTCCTGCACTACACTTATAAGGTTTCAATACCATTCCCTCTTCCTTAGAGATGAATTTTAAGCCATTAGGCGATACTTCTTTTATTTCCATTACTTAGTTAACAAGTCCTTTAAAAAGTTAAATATACCAAGCCCTACAAGCGTAACAAGAGCATAAAAATATGATTTGTATTTCTTAACAGATTCTTCTAGTATTTCTACCTTTGATTTTGTTTGATTATAGTCTTCTACAAGCCCACGTTGGTCAGGAAATGATGCGTTACCAGCTAATAGAGTATGAACGTCTTTAATCATCTCCTTTAATTCGGTTATGTTTTCCTTTATCGATTCTATTTCCTCCGACATAGTGTCCAATCTATTTTTTTCGTGGGCAGTCATTTTATGAGATTATTGTTTGAGTTGTAGTTGTTATTCCTACTCCATCTGAAAAATTTGATGAATATATTAAAGCATTATATGTTGCGTTTTTTAGGTCAATCGTATAATCAAGCAAAGAAAAGTTTATGCTATCATAACCTATAATCTGATAACTAAATTTACTGCCTATATAATAATTTCCAGTAGATTTGTAGGTTCCTTCTATTGTTGCGTTGGTAACACATATATTATCTAATAATTGTAATGTTACATTTTGCAAATTGTCATATAATTGCACATAGGAAATATTAATACATTGAGGATTTGCATAACTTAAGGATAATCCAGATGCCGGATAATTATATCTATCAAATACGTGATTACCATAGCACGTTGCTACAAACATAGGATTTTTTGCTTTTATATCACCAGCTGCTAATAGTCCACTAGGAACATAAGTTTGAGCATTCTGAATAAATATATTAGATTTTAACTCAAAATCTCCATCTGAATTTCTTAAATTAGTTACCTTAGATAAAAATTTTTGACTTTTTGGTAAGGTTGATATTGGAGTGCCTTTAAATAATTGTAAATTGCAATATTCTACATAAAGTTCATATCTATCGTCATTCAATGAGCTTGTTACACCTCTAAATGGTTGATATTGTCTAATTTTTAATTTACCTGATTGTGGTATATCTAAAGTACCCTTTAGGTCATAATGAATCCAATCAGAATCTCCAATATAATTTGTTGTAGTTACTAATGGTAAATAAGTATTTGTAGTTGTAAATTTATTTGTAGTAGAATTATAGAAATATGTTGTTTCAGTTCCGCTACCATCATCTGCTAATAATATTAATGCCAAATATGGCTGTGGTCGCATATTCGCTTGATTCATTATTCCACCAGTAGCAGGTAAATTTTTTAATCTACCATCTGTATATGCTGAATAAGATAAAGAAAATACATCATTTGTTGTAACAGAAAATGGTTCGCTATCAATAAATCTTCCACTATCAAAACCTCCAACATATTTAGTTTTAAATTGAGTAGCAAAATTAGTTCCGTATGTATCAGTTTTAATTTTTGTATATGGATAAAATGGCAATGCTACACAATTTGGAGCACCCGCACTAACTTGGTCATAAAAATCAAAATCACATTCAATACCACTTGGCGCATACCAACTATTTATTGAGTAATATAAACCAGCACCGGGTGAATTTACTTGTGATAGTGATGCCATAGTATGGTTTGGCGTATTGTTATTTATGGAATCAGAGTTAGATATTGCAATACTCTCAATAGGATAATTAAATTTTATATTTTGGTCACGACCTATATTTTTAAATGTGCTTGAGTTTAATGCTACTACCGAATCACTTTCAGTAACATTAGCATCAAATGTATAGTCAACTTTATCTGTTACATCATTATAAAAAGTTACTAAATACTCTTTTGTAGATATTGTTCCAGTTGTGTTATTAACTAATTTATCGTATGACCTTACACAAAACTTATTGTTCTTAAAGAATGCTATAAGTCCATATTGGCTACAAATTCCCGAAAGAACATCAAATAGATTTTGATATTTACCTAAAGCCTCAATAAAGGCATTTTTTTGTATAAATATATTATCAAGACCTAATGACTCTGTTTGTGTACCACCATTACCATCTAAATAACTTTGATTGTAAGTGAAAGATGAAACTTCTATTGAAGCCCTTGTAGTAATATAAGAAAAGTAACAACATCTCATTATTACATCAAGCAAAGATATTTTATCACTAGGAAAGTATTTTATTAAATTAGTATCTCCAGTTGTAAAATTGTAAAATCTATTTATCTTCATTAAACCGAAATCGGTAAATTGTAATGAAAATTTAATTGGCATTATTTCATTTAACGAAACATCTGTATTATATACATAATATCCTTGCCAAATAATATCATAAGAAGCCCCATTCTTTTTCTTAACTTCTAATAAGAATGTATCATACTCTGCTGTAATAAATTCGGTAAAGTCAAATCCAGTATAGCCTAAAATTAAGTTGTATAGCTCCCAAATATTTGTATTATCTTCCCATTCATCTTCTACCCTAACATCAGCAATAACTAAGTTCAAAGAAGCCTTAGTAGCAATAATAGGTCTATAACCTCCATTACCACCTGTGCTATCAGTTTCAATAACCAAAGGGCTTGAACCACCATCTACTTCTACAACAGCACCTGAATATCCTTTACGATAAATAGTAGCTATGTATTGGTCTTTAGTATTCTGAAATACATCAGAAAATGTTAAAGTATATTTTGCACCGTACCCTGTATATGCCATTAGAAGTAATTTTTTCTATTTTTGCTTGCTCTATCTAATAAGATAACTAAATCGTTACCACTTATTCTTGCACTTAATTGACCACCCATATTACCACCAATATCACCAATACTTCCACTTATTAAACTTGTTAGTTTATCTAATGGAGCAACAACTTCGGGATTTGACCTAGCATTTGGATATTCACCCATAAGTCCTAATGTATCACCAAAAACAATACCTCCGCTTGCAAATGGTCTTACACCTCCGAAAGAACCACTTGAAGTACTAGAACTAGAACCTCCTCCGCCTGACTTGCTTGAAACAAAACCTTTTAATGTTCCTCCTAATGCAGTTAATGCAATACCAGCAGCTAATGCAAGGCCCCATTGCTTAGGGTCAAATAGCTTTTTGAATGCCTTAGAGAATTGCAATCCAGCAAATGAAGTTGCTATCAATAATGTACCAAATTGGACTAAAACGGAACTAAGTCCTCCTAATAAAGCATCACCAAGAGCCTTTCCTATATTTCCACCACTTGCAATAGCTTCTCCAACTGCTTGCATACTATTTGAAACTGTTTCTGCTAAACCATACCCAAAAATATCATTTATTCTATTTTCAAAAACTTCTAAGTCCTTATAGTATTGAGCTGTATATTCACCAAGACCTTGACCTTTTGTTAAGTCTACTGTTTTTATTTTTACAGCACCAGCTTTACCTAATAGTTTAGTAGCCGTTAAGAATTGGTCAGTTTCGTAATTAAATGTTTTTAATCCAACTAAATCTAATTTATCCCCAAATGTTCCTATGCTTTTTCCTGCTTTATCTGATGCGGTAGAAGCAAAATTTAATCCCTTTAGCCAATCTTTTATACTAAAACTAAAGTCATTTGATTTTCCTGTTGCAACTTTTAACTTATCTCCAAGTTGAGCTAAATATTTACCACCTGCCGATATAGAAGCACCCATAGCAGCATTTGTACTACCTACTAAAGCACCCATTAAGGTAGATACCCCAACAAGCAAAGTTTGCATAGCAGATATTATGCTGTTTATAACATTAAATGTTATTGCTTTAATCCCCTCCCAAAGTAAATTCCAATCTCCATTTATAATGCCGGTTACAATTTTTATAACATTCAGGACATTATTCATTTGGCTATATACAATAGTATAGATATAGTTCATAACCATATTTATCTCTGTACCAAATCTATTCCATATTGCTATTATTAATTCTATACCAGCTTTAGTTATTTGCTTTAGTAATTCAAACCCTTCTCTGAATCCACCAATTACAGTATTTAATAAAGTAGATGCAGGAGGTCTATTTAAAAAATCTACTAATTGGCCTATATATGTTTCACTATCAAGAGCCATTTTTTGTATTTCCTTACCTACATTCCCACCATCGTATTGAACTCTTTGCGCCCAATAAGCAAATATGGTAAGACCAGCAGTTAATGCAGAACCTAATAAAGATATTGCAGCACCAACAGCAGCAGAAACACCACTAAGTAAAACTAATTGGTCAATAAGTATTGGAATGTTGTTTGATATTGCTAATACACCAAGACCAAAGTTTTGAGAAAAGAATCCAGCATCACGAATAACCTGACCAAATGCAAAGGCAGCTAATCTTGCTCTACTCATATCAACACCAACT